GCCGACGACAGGCAACACGTGCTTGAGGCTGCGCGCGTCGAGGCGAGTGACGCGCCGAAGACGGTGACCGCCGTCATTGATGAAGAGACCGGGCGCACAGAGATTTATGTGCGCGAGGAACCGCTGCCGTGGCTTGACCTGACACCACGGGGTGAAGCGGGCGCGTTCTTCGGGCTCAAGCGCGGCGAACCGGCGGTGCGCGTCACGGCGCGCCAGCAGTTGCTGCAGGTAAAGATGCTGCGCATCGGCGCGATCGCCAGCGTGGATGCGCCACTCAACGGTGGCGAGCTGGATACGTTTATCGGAGTGGGCGCATGGACAACCTGGTAGTGAAACCGGCCGCACGCACCGTCGCCCGCACGATAGGCCGCATGGTGTCGTTCGCCTTCTACGAGCCCGGCGCCGAGCACTACCGGGGCGGGTCAGCCCAGATTTTCCTTTACGGAGACCGGGGCTTCATGTTCGGCATTGATGGCCCGGGTTTCTGGGTTGCGGTCAATGAGCACCTTGTCGAACTGATGACCCATCACAGCTTGCGCACGCTCGAGGGCTACATGTCGCCCGCACATTCTCGTCTGGCGCTTCGGATGATCGCGCGCATGCCTGGCTTCACGGCCGTAGCTGGGCCGCTGCGCGAAATCGAAGGCCATAGGGTGCGCTGGATAACCGTCGAGCGCATCGAACAACCCGCCGCGAGGGCACCGCACTGATGGATCTTCAACTCATCGCCCTCGGCCTGGCCGTCGGCAATTTCGTGCTCACGTGGGGCCTGGCGTTCTACATGCACCTCGTGAACAAATCGAAGGTCACCGAGGATCGCATGTCGCGGCTTGAGGCAGAGATCAAGAAGGCGCTGGACGAGCTCGCCGTACGCCAGGCACGGATCGAGCAGGACACCAAGCACGCGCCGACTCACGAAGACCTGAAATCGATCCACCGTCGCATCGACGAAGTGAAAGCAGCCGTCAGCCACCTGCAGGGCGAGTTCGCTGGCGCGAATAAAACGCTTGGCCTGATCCATGACTACCTGCTGAACAAAAAGGACTGACCGTGAATTTCGCCAAGCACCTCGCCGAGGACCGCCGCCGCATCATCCTGCACACGCTCGCCGAGTCGCCGGGCTACTGCTGCAACGGCTATCTGCTGCAACAGATGCTTGCGGGCAACGCCCACAACGTGGCGATCGACACGCTGACCGTCGAGCTTTCCACCCTGCAGGAATGGGGGCTGGTGACGGTCGCCGAGGTCGGCACCGTTCCGATGGCCACGCTTACGCAGCGCGGGCTGGACGTTGCCACCGACCGGGCCGTGGTGCCTGGTGTAGCCCGCCGCCAGCCGGGCGCCTGAGGTGGCGCGCAAGAGCTCGATCACTCAGCTCGACCCCCGCCTGCGCGAGGCGGTGGACGGCCTGATACGCGACGGCCGTGCCACGCTGGACGACATCCTCTTGCATCTGGCGCAACTCAATGGTGGCGAGGCGCCCGTCTCGCGCTCGGCGCTGGGCCGGTACGCGCAGCGCGCTACCGAGCAGATGGCCAGGTACCGCGAGGCGCAGGAAGTGGCGAAGGTATGGGTCGACAAGTTCGAGAGCGAGCCCAACGGCGACGTGGCGCGATTGCTGCCCGAAATGCTGCGTTCGGTCGCCTTCCAGACACTGGGCTCGATGTCCGAGCGATCGGAAGCGGCGGACGCCGAAGAGGTGATGCTTCTCGCCAAGGCGATGAAAGACCTGGCCAGCGCGGACAAGCTGACGTCAGAGCGCATTCTGCGCATACGGCAGGAGACGTTGAAGTTGGCTGCTGTCGAGGCCGCGAGCGAAGCCAAGGCACAGGGCCTCTCCGACGAAGGTGCCGAGGTGATTCGCAAGAAGGTGCTGGGTGCCGCGTGATGGAAGCGCGCGATGTACGCACACCGACTGCCTTCCTTCCTTATCAGGCTCGATGGACGGACGACGTCCACACGGTGAAGGTATGCGAGAAGTCGCGCCGTATCGGTCTGAGCTGGTGCGAGGCCGCAGACACGGCGCTGCTGTGCGCGCGCACCAACGGCATGGACGCCTGGTATATCGGCTACACGAAGGACATGGCCGAGGAGTTCATTCGTGACTGCGCCGACTTCGCCCGCTTCTACAACATGGCAGCGAGCGAGATTCAGCAAGGCGAAGAGGTGTTTATCGAGGGCGACGAAAAGAAGTCGATCCTGACCTTCACGATCCGTTTCGCCTCAGGCCATCGAGTGACTGCGCTCTCAAGCAGTCCGCGCAACCTGCGCGGCAAGCAGGGGCGCGTGATCATTGACGAAGCTGCCTTTCACACCAACCTGGCCGAGCTGCTCAAGGCGGCGCTGGCGCTGCTCATTTGGGGTGGCGAGGTGCACATCATCAGCACCCACGACGGTGCAGACAATGCCTTCAACGAGCTGATCGAAGACATCCGGGCCGAGAAGGTGCCGTACAGCCTGCACCGCATCACCTTTATGGATGCGATCGCAGACGGTCTGTACGAGCGCGTGTGCCTGCGTACCGGCAAGCCCGCCACAGCCGAGAGCAAGGCCGCGTGGATCGCCGGCATCTATGCGCAATACCGCTCGAATGCCGACGAAGAACTGGACTGCATCCCGAAGCGAGGTGGTGGCGCCTGGCTTCCGCGCACGCTGATCGAAGCGCGCATGGGGCCGGGCTCGGTAATCCGCTGGAAGCCGCCCGCGCAGGACTTCGCGCAGTGGCCGTCGCACCTCCGAACTGCCGAGATGAAGGACTGGATGGAGCGCGAACTGCGTGAGCCCTTGAGTGCGCTGCAGCCCACGCTCGCCAGCGGATTTGGCATGGACTTCGGGCGCCTTGGAGACCTTTCGGTGTTCGCGCCTTTCCAGATCGAACAGTCGCTGCGTCGCAAATTTTCGTTCCTGGTCGAGCTTGCGCTGTGTCCTTTCGACCAGCAGAGGGAGTTTGTCTTCCACTCGGCTGACCGGCTTCCACGCTTCTCTAAGGCCGCACTGGATGCGCGAGGCAACGGCCACTATCTGGCGGAAGTCACTGCGCAGAAGTACGGCTGGGCGCGGGTCGACCAGGTAATGCTCTCTGAAAGCTGGTACCGCGAGCACACAGCGCCGTTCAAGGCTGCGTTCGAAGACGACACGATCTGGGTGCCGGCAGACGCTGATGTGGTTGATGACCTGCGAGCCTTCGAGGTGATCCGCGGCGTGCCGCGCCTGCCCGACGTGCGCTCCACCGGTGCGAACGGCAGCACACGGCACGGCGACTCAGGGATCGCGCTGCTCCTCGGCCACTACGCCAGCCGCCGCATGGCAAGCCCGATGGAATTCATGAGCACAGGTCGGCGCGAAGCGCTGACCACTTCGAACGATTATCTGCATGGAGCATCCCGCAATGGCGGATTCGACTTCTTCGACAAACGCCGCCGCTGACAAGCCGGTCAAGCCGCCGCTCGGCGAGTCGGCCGGCGTGCAGCGCAGCCTGCAAGTTGTCTATGGCGGCAATGTGTCGCCCGACGATGAGACGCTGGCCACGCGCGCGGCCGGCAAGGGGATCAAGCTCTACCGTGACATCGAGCGCGACGGGCATGCGTGGGCGGTGCTCGACAAGCGCAGGCGTGCAGTGATCGCACGGCCGTGGAATGTCGAAGCCGCCACCGATGATCCGCGCGACAAACAGGCTGCCGATCTGGTCGCAGAGCAACTGCGCCGCATGCCGTTTGATCGGGTGTGCTACGAGCTACTCGATGCGGTGCTCATGGGCTACGCAGTGAGCGAGGTGATGTGGCAGATCGACGCTGACCAGGTGCGGCCGATCAATCTGATCTCACGCGGGCAGGAGCGCTTCCGTTTTGATGATGAACGCCAACTGCGGCTCATCACGCGAAATAGCCCGACAGAGGGCGAGCTGCTCGAAGCGCGCAAGTTCATCGTGCATCGACACGGAGGGCGAGACGCCAACCCGTATGGACTCGGCTTGGGCACCCGGCTCTTCTGGCCGTGCTACTTCAAGCGACAGGACATATCGTTCTGGCTCGTGTTCCTCGACAAGTTCGGCGGCCCGACAGCGTTGGGCAAGTACCCGAGCGGCGCACAAGACGAAGAGAAGCGGACCCTTCTGGCAGCGCTGGCCTCAATCCGTCAGGACAGCGCGGTGGTGATTCCTGATGGCATGACGGCCGAGCTGCTCGAAGCGGCTCGCTCCGGCAGTTCGGACGCCTATGAGCGCTTGGCACGCTACATGGACGAGCAGATCAGCCTCATCGTGCTCGGCGAGACGATGACAACCACTGCGGCCAGCGCCGGCCTCGGTAGCAACCAGGCAAACGTGCACAACGATGTGCGCATCGAGCTCGCAATGGCCGACGCCGATCTGCTGGCTGACACGCTGCAGGCGACGCTCTGCCAGTGGATTGTCGACTTCAATGTGCCGGGTGCCGGGGTACCGCGCATCCAGCGCCAGTTCGACGAACCGGAAGACAAGAACACCACGGCCGAGCGTGACAAGAAGCTCACCGAGATGGGGCTGGAGCCGGAAGACCAGTACATCAAGGACACATACCCAGGCTGGCGCCGCAAGGCCGCAGCGGCACCGGCCAACCCGATACAGCCCGCGCCCGAGGCCCCGCCGCCGGCCGAGTTTGCGGCACCGGATGCTGAAACCTTCCCCGACCAGGTCGAACTGGATGCACTGCTCGACAGCCTGCCCGCGCCTGAGCTGCAGGCGCAGGCGGAGCAGCTGCTGCGTCCGGTGATCGACATGCTCGAATCGGCATCGAGCTACGACGAGGCGCTTGGTGGCTTGGCTGAGGTTTACCCCGACATGGCGACCGACAAACTGCAGGACATGGTGTCGCGCGCCTTCGCCTCGGCCGCGGCCTTCGGCATTCTCGCCGTGCGTGACGAGCGCAAGGCATGAGCATCGGCGCACGCCTGCTGGCGCTGTTCAATCGTGCGCCGGAGGCGGCCATTCAGTACCTCGCCGAAAAGCGCCTGGTTGTGACGAACACCTGGCGCGATCTGACTGCGGCGGCTCATGCGCACAGCTTCACCGTGGCGCGTGCAGCGAAGCTCGACATCCTGCAGGACATCCGTGATTCGCTGCTCGATGCGCAGGCCAAGGGCACGCCATACGCCGAGTGGGCGCGCACGCTGCGGCCGACACTGCAGGCGAAGGGCTGGTGGGGCTACCGTACTGATCCGGAAACGGGCGAGATCGACACCTATGTGGAGGGCGGCCGGCCCGTGGAGCTCGGCTCAATGCGCAGGCTCGAAACGATCTACCGCACGAACATGCAGTCGGCGTTCATGGCTGGCCGTCGCCGCCAGATCGAAGCCGAGGCAGACGAGGCGCCTTACGTGCAGTACATCGCGGTGATGGACGGCCGTACGCGCCCAAGTCACGCCGCGCTCAACGGCCGCGTGTTCCGCGTCGATGACCCGGTGTGGCAGAGCTGTGCGCCACCGAACGGCTACAACTGCCGGTGCCGCATGCGCAACCTCGATGCGGCAGAGGTGCGCGAGCGCGGCCTGTCGGTGTCGAGCAGCGCGGGCTACCTGAAACGCGAGACGGTCCCCGATCGCAGCGGCCGAGAGGTGACGCGCACGGTGCTGCGTCTGCCAGGGATGGAAAGG